TTCTTTTGGGGATTTAGAGAGAAGGCGAGAAATACCGGTAGATCCTTTAAAATGTAGTTGGTATATAAAATATAAAGAACAAGAAGAGGAAACTGAAAGAGAAATTGAAAGAAAACCTCTTATTACTCAGGAAGAACTGGAAACTATTGAAGAGAATAAAACAATAATTTATTGTCATTGCGGAAAAGAGATGATACCAATTATTAATCAATGCCCTAGTAAAGATTGTAGATATAACTTAATGGACGTTAGAAGGTCACTCTGGAATAAATCGTAAGGAGTAAGTTTAAAAATGACTAAAACAGAGTTTGAAAAAGAAAGAAAAATATACGAAGAAAGGATTTATTTTGCTAAAAATCCTCAAAGACAGTGGGAAAATGAAATTGCTGATATTATCTCAAAAGTTATGAGGATTTCAAAAAAAGAGGCTGAGATTGAAATAAAACTGGCCTTAAGTGAAGCAAGGTTAGAATATCCTGAGAAACTGCAGAATATACCCATAAATAAAACGAAACAACTAAACTTAAGATTGACTCAAAATGAAATGAACTATGAGAATTATGTAAAATGTGTGGTTTCAGAGAATAATATTTTTAGACCAGTAATAGAGGAGAGAACATATAATATTGCTCAATGTGCTTTTGAATGTGGAGTGAAAGAGATTATACGATATAAAACAGAGAATATGAAGAGTGAAGTTATAGAAACCTCAGAGGGGAATGTTTTAGCAGTTATAAACTTATCAAACTATGAAATTAACTATAGTAATTTATTCCAGGAATATCGAAAACAATTAGAGATAAGAGAACAGGAGATTCCAGATCCTCCGGTTAAAGAATGTTCTTCATGTGGTGCTGATGCATATGAGTTAAAAAATAAGCATTATTATTGTAAATATTGTGAAGGAAAATATAAAATATGTCAATTCCACCATCAAAAAGTTTAGCAATTAATATTACTCTTAAAAAAGATAAACCGGTTATAGAACTGGCTTCTCGAAAAAACCCAACAATAAATTTTTATGATCTAGTTAAAAAGATTGAAAGGGAAATGTTTAAATCAATAATAGAACCATTATACCTACGCGGTGGAGAAAGGAAAACTATGGAAGTAATGTATAGTCCTACGTGGGAAGAGTTTTTAGATACATTCCCAACAAAGCGAGAATATGTTTCTCGTTTACAAGAAGAATTAAGAGAAATAAATAATAGATATAGAATGGGATTTACAGAGGAAGAAGCAAAGATTTTACAAAAAAGAGAAAAAGATTTAAAGTATTGTTATGATATAATCATTAATGAATGGAAACTTATAAGTAGACCTTGCATTAAGTTTGACTCAGAGGAAGAAGGAATAAGATATATGATAAAGGAAAAAATGGTTGATTTGAAAGAAACCGATATAGTTATCCATAAAAAAGGAGATAAAGTAGAGGAAAGAGATATTGAGATTATAAAGGAGATTTAAGATGGCTTCTTTTGCTCATAAATATAAATGTGATAAATGCGGTGAGGTTTTCGATATATATATTCATACATCAGATAAAATATTACCGGGAACACATTTATTAAATACACCAAGATATTGCGATAAATGTAATTACCTTAATTATATAGATACAAGAAAAGTAATTAAAAATTATTTACTTAATTTTTACCCATAAAAAGAAGGAATAAATTAATAAATACAATCAAATCAGAATTAGTCAGCAGATAAAAGAAAATCTTTACTTTCTGAGAAAAACCCTGTGTTTTACAGGGTTTTTTTATTTCCCAAGATAACTCATTACATCTTCCATCATATCCTCAAGGTCTTGGTCAATGAGTTCCATAAAGGGGCGAGGGGGAACGTAGAAACCGCCATCATTTATTCCTCCGAAATGATTAATCTCTGCATAAGGAACGTTTGTCCCTGCTACTGCTTCAGAAGAGGAATATTCTGAGTGAATTGAGTTAACCAATATTCCAGTTTGATGAAGTTTTTTTCCGGGCCAATATCCTTTATATTCCCTTTCGTTAATTGTCCAATCTGAAAGTTCAGGCCATTGTTTATCCGGGGGAAGTCTTTTACCTTCAGTTTCAAAGTTTTCTGTTATAAAAAATACTAAATCTTCTGAAAGGGTAAGCATAAGAGGGGAGAGATCTTGGTATCTCTCTTTAAGGGAATTTAACTCAGATTGTAATTCTCTATCTTCAACGGTTATTTCAACCATTAGATTACTACTCCTTCAGGAAGTCCTTTGAAGTTTTCTATATCTCTACTTAAAACCATAGAATAAGAATTATCTATTTTCAATATTAAATTCCTCAACATTTCTAACTTCTTAATATCCTTCTTCTCTGAATAGAAAGCATTAATTAATATATTTAATCTATCTTTGTCCACCACTCTAAGACCTCTTTTCTCAAATCATCACTATGATTAATATCACCTTTATTATAATTTTTTAAGTTTCTATTCTGATCTTCATAACATCTTCTCAGTGCATCCTGTTCTTCCTGAGAATAGTTTAATTTTTCTTTTGCATAATTAACCTCTTTGTCAATTTGTTCTGAGGTTAATATTTTCTTTAACATTTCTTTTTTTCCAAAATCCTTTAAATAGGTCTTTATTGCTTTTTTTATAACAGGGTCTATTTCCTCTGTTTTTATTAAATCTTTTAGCATTTCATTATATTCTTGCTGTGTCATATAATTATGGTAAATATCTTTTGTTTTTAATACTACTTCTCTATATTTTTCAATATCTTCCTTTTTTCCAAGAATAACATTTTTTAAAAAATTTAAAATCTCGGATTTATTACCTTTAAATTCTTTAATTAACTGTATCATACTATCAGAACACATATTACCATAATCACTAATATAAACTTCTTTTCCAGTATATTCTACATATTTTCTCATGGCAAATAAATCAGTAGAACCTTCAGAGTAAAAAGTATCTCCCATTCTATTAAACTGTTTTTTATTAAAAACATGAGTATTTTCATGCAAAGGAACTATGTATCTATAGTTATCTTCCATAACACTTAAATTAAACACTATACGACCTTCTGAATTACTATAATACGCTGGAACATAACCATTACTTTCTCTGCCATAATATTTATCAAATTCTTTTGTATTTTCTCCATATATATAACCATTAGGTAAATCTAACGGGGTTTTTAAATCTTCCTGTAATTTCTTACTTAATACCTCATTAAGTAATATTTTTCTTTCATCTTCATTTGATTCTTGCCATTTACTTATTCTCTCAGGTATAAGAACTCCGTTTTCCCATACTGAGTTTATATTCTCTTTAACTTCCGGGATATTCTCTATAAGTTTCTCCGCTATTGGTCTTAAAGCAGGAGGGAAATTTTTAGGATCTGGAATATAGTTTTTCTTTCCGGGGTTATAATCGAAGCCCGGGTCAACTGGAATATGGTTTCCTTTTGGGTCAATATATACGGAGATTTTAACTCTTATATCCTCTGCCTTATTCAAAACAATTTCCTTTTCAATAATTCTTCCCCCTGAATCCTCTACTTTAATTCCTTTTCTCTTTATATCTCTTTCAGATAATGCTTGCATCCAACACCGGCAACCATAACCATTTTTAGCGGCGTGAGTGTCCCATATGGGATCATCTACTCTGAAAACCTTTTTATCCATATCGGCGTGAGGTGTTCTGACCTGTGGATCTTCCATTGTGTGATACATAAGATAAGGTCTACTCTCTTTGTTATCTTCTATGCTCTGCCATCTACCGGCACAATAAGCCCCTCCTATATTTGTTCTGAAGATATTTTCTATTCTATAAGGCGGTATATCTTCATCGTCTGAAGTCCATCCCATTTTTTTTAAAACAGAACTTTCAAATTCTTCCTCAAACTGTTTATAGGTCATACCTTCTTTAAGGGCCTGTTGAAGTTTTCCTTGAATATCTGTTAATAAACTAAGGGAAGCAATACCGGCTATTGTGAAGGATTTATCATGGGCATCTTTCCAGAGGTCATAATATTTTTCCGTTAACTCGGGTTTTTTCTTCTTAAAATATTCAATGGCTTCTTTCGGGGGAAGTCCAAAAAGCATTTTTAAATCTCCGAAGTTCAGGGTTAATTGTTCTGCTTTTTCAGCGTAATTCTTCAGGGCTTGTTTCCTCTTATAAGAAGCTATTTTATATATCCTATTTATATCTTTTTTAGTAAACATTGTTTTATACCTACTTTGTAATATCTGAAGTTCTCCCGGCAATATCACTATAGAAAAGTGCTTTTTCCATTACCTCTTGAAATAACCCCTGGTCTATATTTTCATATTGTTTATAAAGGCCCTTTTTGGCTTCATCGAAACTCTTACAAGATTTTATATACTTCACTATTCCATCAACAAATTTTTCCCCTATCAGGTGAAGAGAGGCATCTTGAATAAATCTATCTTCTATATCCTGACTTTCAGAAAACTCAGAAGAGAGTTTATTATCTTCTTTTAACTCGTTTCCTTCTTCTGTGAATTGTATAGGAGGAGAGGAAGGAGTAAGGGAAGGAGGAGAGGAAGGTATTAACTCAAAATCGTCAGCTTCAAAACCATAGGTTTTTTGCCAATATTTTTTACTAAACTTCAGTCCTGCATCTACAAGGGTTTTATCTCTCTGAGCTATGGCAAGATCTATATCTTCTTCAGCCCACATATCAAATGTAGGATAATCGTTAACTTTTCCCCAGTTAATTTCTGTAATCCACCGGATTAATTGATTAAATGTCTGTTTCACTAATTTAACATCAGTGTCAACTATATCCTGCCTTATGGTAGCATGGACTTTACCTGCGGCGTAACTACCTACATTACCGACTTGAGTTGTAAGTGTCTGACCAAGTATAACCTTTGATATATCATCATTACAGTAATTAATTAATTGACTAAAGGTATTACTACTTGCAGATTTCCCGGTATCAGAAACGAACTCTATAGTTTCATCGTTATTTATAACTGCTACAGCATCTTGAACCATAGCGTCAAGCATTTCCATAACCCGGCCTCTGTCATCTTGTTTTGTTCCAGGGGGAACTTTACCAATTACGTGAGGCATACCGTATTTTTCGACAAATACAACCCAGAATTGAAGTCCACCTTTTTTAAATGTAATGGGCCAGAAACAGGAAGAAAGAAGAGGGTTTCCGTATGGGTTATTATAAGTGGCTTCATATGAGGGACAAAGAAACTTCTTGTCAGGAAGTAATTCACCTATCATATAATCCCACTTAGAACGAAATCGAAGATTATTTTCATCATCGAAAACGAACCATTCCACAGGTTTAGCTTCTACTTTTTTAGCCTCCATTTTACCAGATGGTAAAGTTCCATAGGTTACTTCCAAGGGTTGGAATCCATATGCTGGGGCATCTAAAATTTGTTCTATTATTGTCTGTATTGGTAATTGACTGAAGTTTTCCTCTATAAACTGACTATGTTCCGTTTTTGCCTTTCCCCTGTTAATTCCATGAAGTAAACTCATTGTTCCCGATTTCCTGGATTGAATACAGGTTCTTGTCTGAGGTTCTGTTCTGAGTTCTTCGTAGACTTTAATATTCTGCCCGGTTCTTTTTAAAACTGCATCAGGATTTGGTAAATAACCCAGGAAGGACATAAAATTTATACTTCTTTTCCTGGTTGCTATTTCCTGTGAGAACAAGGGTTGTTTTTTATCTATATTAATATAATTTTGTTCATTTATCCATAATTTTGCCATTTACTAATCACCTACCTGTTTCAAATATACGTTTTTTAATAGAAAAAAACTAACGAAATAATTTCAGTGAACAATTTCGTTAGTTTTATTTATTCATTTTAGTTATTATGAAGAAAAGATATTGATTTTAGGAGTAATTAAAATGCTTGGTTCAATAACAGATCATAATGGCGTAGAGTTGGAAAATAGAATAGAGAAGAAAGAAAACCCTGATCTTAACGGTAAGTGGATTGAAGTTTTTGAAGGTGGAGTTCAGACGGACTCTGAAGGTAGAACTGATGTATTTAGTGAAGATAAACTTGATTATACAGTCAAAAGTTATAATCCTACTCACCATGAAGCCCCTCTCTGTTTGGGGCATCCTCCTGAACATAATTCACCTGCTTATGGATGGGTTGAGGCAATAAAAAGAACCGGTAATAAACTTCTTGCAAAATTCAAGCAAGTTCCTCCTGAAATTTCAAACGCTATTCACTCGGGTTTCTGGAAAAAGAGATCTATTTCCTTTTACCCAGATGGTAGGTTAAGGCACGTTGGTTTTTTAGGTGCTCAACCTCCGGCAGTAAAAGGATTGGCAGATATAAAATTCAAAGAGAAGGAGGAAGAATATGTGACTTTTTCACAGTCTAATGATATAGCAAAAACCATATCTGAAAAACCCCCGGATAATTTCAGTAGAATGGATAATCTTAATCCTACTATATCTATAGTGAATGACTTAAAGATAGATAAACCTGATAAGGTAGTAAAAGAAAATAAAGACTTATGGCCTGAAAATACTGATAATCTTTCCGAAACCCCCGGAGAGATAAGACATAAAATCCGTTCTCCTGATATGTTCGATATAATGACCCGTATGGTGGAACTTAAAAGCGATCCTGGTATTTTAATTCACCTGGGTAAATTACCGGGAGATGATACAGAAACCTCTCACGCTGTAACTTTTGTAAAGGAAAAGGGATGGACAATGGATAAAGCTAAACAATGGATGAACGATCATAAGAATAAATATCCCCTTCATGGTAATGTCGCTAATTTCGCAGAAACATTAAGTCATACTGAAACTCATTGTGCAGATATTAAAAAATATTGCGATACAATAAATAATACCTGTAATAATTCAAGAATGAGCAAAGAGGATATTTCTACTATAGAAACCTGCTGTGCAACTATTACTCAGTATTGTGACCTGATGGGTAGTATGGGGATTGCTAAATGCTGTGACATAATCAGGGATAGCAGTAAGGCAATTCGTTCCCTGTGTAACGATTACCCGGATAGCAATATCATTAAAAGTTGCTGTGAGGCAATAGATAAGAGTTGCGATAAGTTACGGGGTAATGATTATTATTTCAATGAAGAAATTAAACCGGCTGAAGAAGCCGAAAAAGATATAAGTCCTGAAAAGGACTATAAGGAGGTTAAAGGTATGAAAAAAAAGAAAGTGGAGGGAGAAACCCCGGAAGAGGAAACCACTGAAACCCCGGAGGAAGAAACCACTGAAGAAGTTTCCAATGGAAAGAAGAAAGAGAACTCCGGTTGTAAATCTAAAAAAGGAAAAGCCTTTTCTGAATACTCTGAAGAAGAAATAGCAGAACTTGAACAGAAGGCTTCAAGAATAACTTTCCTTGAGCAGAAGGCAGAAGAGGAAAAAAAGGCCAGGGAATTTGCAGAGGCCGAACTAAAGAAAATTGCCACTGAAAAAAAATTAGCAGAATATAAGTCTTTCTGTGAAAAGGAACTCGGTGATAAACTTCTTCCTGCTGATCATTCTGATGTAATTGATCTTCTGGATTTCTGTGAAACTCACGGAAGTTATAACTTTGCTGAAGGTGGAGAACAGAAAACAGTCGAGAAGTTTAAATCCCTTTTGAAGAAATATATCCCGGAACATAAACTTTTCACTGAAGTAGCTACAAATAAAATAGCCAATCAGCAACTTTCCCCGATAAAAGGGAAAAACACTAAAGTCCGTCAGTTTGCAGAAGTTAAAAACATGACTGTAGACAGGGAACAGGAAATTGATGATCAGAGAACCCGTCAGTATATGTCCCAACACCCAGGCGTAAAATACGAACAGGCTTTAAAAGCCATAAAGGAGGTATAAATTAATGAGCATACTTGATGGAAGTGTTGGCGGTTCTACGGCAACAATAAATGACTATTCAAGACTTGATAATGTAAGAGGAACTATTTTGCCGGTAATAACAGAATTGACTATGGGGCATAGAGTAGCGGCCTTTAATGGTCAGCATATATTTCCCGTAGTAACTATTCCAAAGATGAAAGCAACTATACCCAAGTTCGGGAAAGAGGCTTTCAAAAGATATGAAACCCTGAGAGGTATGGGTGGAGATAGTAATGTCCTCGTAAGAGATAAAAGAGATACCATACAGGTAGCGACAGAGGAACACGATGCCGCTTATCCTATAGATTATCTCGAATCTCAGGAGGCAAACTTTAATTTGCAGAAATGGGCTGGATTTAGAGCTAAAAGAGCAGTAGAGTTAGAAATGGAAATGCAGATTGCAGGTATAGTTCAGAATTTAGATAACTATTCATCTACCAATAAAATTACTCTCGGCTCTGGACAGAACCCGGCAAAATGGTCTGATTACATAACTGCACCAACCACCTATACATCAGATCCGCAGAATGATGTTGAAGTGGCGAAAGAAGCAGTTGCCGCCGCAGTAGGTATAGAGCCGAACTGTTTGTTTATGGGACTCAATGTGTTTAAACAGGCAAGAAGGCATCCGATATTCAAAGAACTTATCAAATACACCCAGAAGGGAATTATCAGTCTTGAACTTATGGCTGAATTTTTCGATATACCAAACATCTATCTCGGTGCAAGCAGATATGTAAATCCTGACAATAATGAAGTATTCGATAAGATATGGGGCAACGTAGTAATAGTATATTATCAGGCAGAGAAATTTGTCAGACCTGCCAAAGAAGTTTATGCCCCTGAAGGATTACAGGAATTATTCGATGTGGAAGAACCTTCTTTCGGTTTCACTGTAAGACGTGAAGGAAATCCCTATGTATTTGAAGAGCAGAAATCTGCTAAAGTTCGCCATATCAATTATACTGACAACTTCAAAGCTTATATGACCTGGCCCGATGCCGGTTATATAATCAATGATGCTGTATAAGGAGGAATAAAGCATATGAGTAAGATAGCAAGTGGACAGCCCGGAGTAGTGGGTAATTTAATTGCCGCCGCCGACTTGGATCAAGAAATCTTCGTAGGTTTTGATGGTAATGTATGTGCCGCAGGGGCAAAAGCCGCAGGTATTTCTATGGCAAGATACAACGAAGCTGAAGTGGCCGCCATAGTGAAAACAGGATCATGGCCTGTTCAGGTTGGAGGCACAATTTCAGCCGCAGGAGTGGCTCTAGCATCAGATGAAGATGGTTATGCTGTTGAAGCAGATACACCTGCTGGCACTACTGAAATAACCGGTGCAGACCTGATTGAAATAAATGGATATGCGAGTGGAGTAGACCCTTCGGTATATCCAATAACAAGCGGAACTGTTCTTGTGGACTTTAAATAAGGAATAGGTGAATTATGGGTAATTACTGCACTCTTGAAGAAATGATAACAGTAGTGCCGGAACAGACCATAATCGAACTGTCAGACGATAGCGGCGAGGCAATAACTCACGATGAGGACAATGTAAATGCCGCCATCGAACAGGCAGGAGATGATATAGATGGTTACTTAAGAGGGAGTTACGAACTCCCTCTAACTACGATCCCGGCTACTATTAAAAACATAGCATTGGATTTGGCAGTTTATAACCTCTGGACTCGTAGACCTGAAAGGGAGTTACCTGAAGTTATATTAAGAAAATATCGTGATGCCATGGCAAAACTTAAAGATATTCAGAGAGGGGTTTTCACTCTGGATATTGCAATGTTAAATGAAGATACTTTAAATGGTTCACTTGGAGTAACAAATAAAACAAGATATAGTCGAATATTTAATCATAGAAAGATGCGACATGAGTACGGATATAGCAATTCTGAATATAGAAGAGGCAATTATTTCTAGACTTCATGAGAAGTTACCTGAAGTCAAAGTAATTGGTTTTCCTGATAACCCTGATAAATACACCTGGACAAATGCCACAGGTGAAATCCTTGTAAATTTTCAAGGGGCAGGGTTTTCAGATCCTATTGACCCTATGCAACCAATACAGATAGAAGAAGATGAATTTCTTCTTAATATTTCAATTAAGGGACTGAGGACTCATTCAGGGGCTTATTCCTATATTGAAAGAGTAAGGCTTGCATTAACCGGTTACAGCATACCGGGTCAACCTTCTTCCTGAATGAGTCCTCAGTCCCT